AGAGGTTGAAAATGTCGGAAATTGATCCAAGAGAATTTGGAAAGTTGGAAGCTCAAGTTGAGTCTTTACAAGCTGAAGTCCATGCACTTCGCCAAGATATTAAAACGCTTTTAGAAATGGCAAACAAATCTAAAGGTGGCTTTTTCGTTGGAATGGCTATTGCCTCTGTTGTTGGCGGTGTCATTTCTTTCATTGCAACCAAGCTAGTTCGATAAGGATTTATATGCCACAAGTTGGAAACAAGAAATTCCCATACACAGAAAAAGGCGAGAAAGAAGCCAAAGAGTATGGCAAGAAAAAATCTATGCCTGTTACTGTAATGATTGCTATTGGTAAGCCTAAAGGTATGCCTACCCGTGGTGGTCGTACTGCTACTAACATGATGAAAAAGTCTGGACGAGGTAAATAATGTCATCTTTAACTTCTCCCGTTACGCTCCTGAGTGACGTTACTGCTACTGGTGCTTCTAAAGCAGTTCAAGCTGATGCTGGTCAACCCGCATTTCTGCAAGTTGTTGGCATTACATTAGCTACTGTTGCTTTGCAAGGTAGTTTGGATGGCACAACATACGCAACCATTGGCACAGCATTAACTGCCGATGGCATTGTTACTATTGCAAATGCACCCAAGTATTTACGTGCTAACTGCACCGCCTATACATCTGGAACTATTACTGCAAAAATATTGTACTAATATGAAAACCAAAGCCCAAAAGAAGATCAGCAAGGTGATGACTGAGTTTGGCAAGGGCAAGTTGACTACCAATAAAAAGGTTGTTACTAACCCAAAACAGGCTGTAGCTATTGCTTTATCCGAAGCAGGTATGTCAAGGAAGAAGAAATGAAACAAGGTCTATACGCTAACATCAATGCCAAACAAGAACGCATCAAAGCTGGTTCTAAGGAAAAGATGCGTAAGGTTGGCTCTAAAGGTGCTCCTACTGAGGCGGCATTTAAGGCTGCGGCTAAGACCGCAAAGAAGAAATGAAATCTCCTGTTTGGCAAACAAAAGAAGGAAAAAACCCCAAAGGGGGCTTGAATGCCAAAGGCAGAGCATCGTATAATGCAGAAACAGGTGGGAATTTAAAACCACCAGTTAAGTCGGGAGATAACCCTCGTAGGGCATCCTTTTTAGCACGAATGGGCAATATGCCTGGCGCTGAGATGAAAGATGGAAAGCCTACCCGACTTTTACTTTCTCTTAGAGCTTGGGGCGCAACGTCCAAGGAAGACGCAAAGGCTAAGGCTAAAGCGATCTCTAAGAGGAATATGAAGTGAGACCAGTATCTGTCGGAGTTAACCCAACAGCCGCAACGCTGACAACTGTTTATACAGTTCCTACGGGTTATTACGCCAAATTTACTGTCATGTACATCCACAACACTGGTGGAAATACAAAGCACATCACAGTTCAATGGTATGACGCAAGTGCATCATCCACTTTAGACATTCTTACTGCTTACAATTTAACTACTAAGCAGTACCTCCAATTTGATGGTACGGCTTACATCGTTTTAGAAGAAGGCGATAGGCTTCAAATTACAACTGAAGCGAGTAGTACCTTCAGTTTTATTGCAACATTTGAGGTATCAGGAGCGCAACGAACATGACCTACTTAGAACTTGTTAACGATGTGTTGGTTCGCTTGCGTGAAAGCACAGTATCTACTGTTGGCGAAACAACCTATTCTTCTTTGATTGGCAAGTTTGTCAATGATGCCAAGCGTCAGATTGAAGATTCCTATAACTGGAATGTTTTAGGACAAACAATTACAGTTACTACTACCTCTGGTACAAGTTCCTATGCGTTGACGGGTGCAGGTCAGAAGTTCCGTATCAATGACGCTATTAACACTACAAGTGTTATTACTTTAGATAACACTACTGTTGCGGACATGAATCGCAAACTCAACTTTGGTACACCTTCACAGTCTATTCCTTCAGAGTTTTGCTTTAGTGGTGTAGATAACAATGGCGACACAAAGGTTGATTTATTTCCTGTTCCTGATGGCGTATATACATTGAAGTTTGATGTAACTATCCCACAAGCAAATCTAAGTTCCGATTCAACATCTGTAAAAGTTCTTGATTACTTGGTGACTCAAAGTGCCTATGCCCGTGCTTTGATTGAGCGTGGTGAAGATGGTGGAACAAACTCTAATGAGGCTTATGCTTTGTTTAGAGGAATGCTCTCTGATGCTATTGCATTGGAGTCCACTCGTTATCCTGAAGACAACTTTGTGGCGGTCTAATGGCAGCACAACTCCAAAGTTACAGTCTCTCAGCACCAGGCTTTTATGGCCTGAATACTGAAGATTCTCCGCTTGATTTAACGGCTGGCTTTGCTTTGGTTGCGACTAATTGCATCTTGGATCAGTATGGTCGTATTGGTGCTAGAAAAGGTTGGTCAAGGGTTAACTCTTCATCTGGTGATTTAGGTGCTAATGATGTTGGTGTTATCCATGAGTTAGTCCAGAATAATGGGACTCTTACTGTTCTGTTTGCTGGAAACAACAAGATATTCAAACTTGGTACTGCTAATGCGGTGACTGAGTTGACCTATGGTGGTGGAGGAGTAACTCCTACCATTACTGCATCTAACTGGCAAACTGCTTCTTTAAATGGCATTGCCTATTTCTTCCAAACAGGACACGATCCACTCATTTATGACCCCGCAGTAAGTACAACTACTTACCGCAGAGTATCCGAGAAGTCTGGTTATGTGGCTACTGTTCCGCAAGCAAACATTGCTATTTCAGCATTTGGTCGCCTATGGGTGGCTAATACCTCAACTGACAAAGTAACTGTTACCTTCTCTGATCTGATTGCAGGTCATGTATGGGGTGGTGGTACTTCTGGTTCATTGGATGTCTCTCGTGTATGGCCTAATGGTGCAGATGAAGTGATGGGCTTGGCAGCTCACAATGATTTCTTGTTTATCTTTGGTAAACGACAGATTCTTGTCTATTCTGGTGCTTCAACACCCGCATCTCTCGTTCTGAGCGACACAATTGGCTCTATTGGATGTATCGCTAGAGATACCATTCAAAGCGTTGGTTCTGATGTTATTTTCCTGTCAGACTCAGGTGTTCGTTCACTGATGAGGACAATCCAAGAGAAGTCTGCTCCTCTGAGAGACTTGTCTAAGAACGTGCGTTTTGACCTAAATTCATCTTTGGCAGGTGAAACATTGGCTAACTTGAAGTCTGTTTACTCAGAAAAAGAAGCCTTTTATCTGCTTGTTTTACCTGCTACTTTCCAAGTTTACTGCTTCGATACCAAGCAATTTTTGCAAGATGGGGCATCTAGGGTCACTAAGTGGGACTCTATTGCACCAACTGCTTTACGTTCTTTGCGTAATGGCGACTTGTATATTGGTAAGAATGGGTATATCGGTAAGTATGGAACTTATCTTGATGACGCATCCACATATCGTTTTTTGTATTACACAAACAATGCTGACTTAGGAAACCCTAATCAGATTTCTATCCTGAAGAATGTGACTGCCGTTGTAATTGGTGGGTCTAATCAGTTCTTAACAATCAAGTGGGGATTTGATTATTCTGGTGCTTATCAATCAGAGAATGTTTATATTCCTACACAAATAAGCTATGAGTATGGCATTGCTGAATACAACATTGCTGAATACACAAGTGGCGTTCCAATTAAGACTTTGACTGCCAATGCTTCAGGTGCGGGAAAGATTGTCCAAACTGGTTATGAAACTACAATCAATAATGTTTCATTTTCTCTGCAAAAGATTGAAATTCAAGCCAAAGATGGCAAAATAGGGTAAGAGGTAAACCATGTCAAATTACACCAAATCAACCAATTTCGCTACCAAAGATAACTTATCACCTGGCAATCCTTTAAAGATTGTCAAAGGTACTGAAATTGATACTGAATTTAACAATATTCAGACTGCTGTTGCGACTAAAACAGACAATGCTTCTGCCAATATTACTGGTGGTTCAATTACTGGTATTACAGATTTAGCGGTTGCTGATGGCGGTACAGGTGCTTCTACGGCTACTGCTGCTTTGAACAACCTTTTGCCTAGCCAAACAAGCAACGCTAACAAATACCTTCAGACTGATGGAACTAATGCTACATGGGATGCAGTAAGTCTTTCTACTGCTGACATTACTGGAACTCTTCCTGTCGCCAATGGTGGTACTGGTGTAACTTCATCTACAGGTACAGGCTCTGTTGTTCTGTCAAACAGTCCTACTTTGGTGACTCCAGCATTGGGAACTCCTGCTTCTGGTACGGCAACTAACCTAACAGGACTTCCGATCTCAACTGGCGTAAGTGGTTTGGGTACTGGTGTAGCTACTTTCTTGGCTACTCCATCGTCTGCAAACCTAATTTCTGCCGTTACTGACGAAACAGGATCAGGTGCTTTGGTGTTTGCCAATAGCCCAACTTTGGTTACTCCTGCTCTAGGCACTCCATCTGCTTTGGTTGGCACAAACATCACAGGCACTGCCTCTGGTTTGACGGCAGGTAACGTCACAACTAACGCTAACTTAACAGGTGCAGTCACTTCTGTTGGCAATGCAACATCTTTAGGTTCATTTAGCTCCTCCAATCTTGCAGGTGCTTTGACAGATGAAACAGGTTCGGGTTCAGCAGTATTTGCTACTTCACCTACTTTGGTGACTCCTATCCTTGGTACACCTACTAGCGCAACTTTAACGAACGCTACAGGGCTTCCAATTTCTACTGGTGTGTCAGGTCTAGGAACAGGCGTAGCAACGGCTCTAGCGGTCAATGTAGGCTCTTCTGGCGCACCTTTGGTAAATGGTGGTGTTCTTGGTACTCCATCTAGCGGAACTGCTACTAACCTTACAGGCTTACCAATTTCAACTGGTGTAAGTGGTTTGGGTACTGGTGTAGCAACGGCTCTAGCTGTGAACGTAGGTTCTGCTGGTGCTGCTGTTGTTAATGGCGGTGCATTAGGCACACCCTCTGGTGGTACAGCAACCAACTTAACTGGTTTGCCTTTGACAACTGGCGTAACAGGTTTACTACCTGTCGCTAATGGTGGTACAGGAACAGCAACTCCTAGCATTGTTGCAGGTACAAACGTAACTGTTACTGGCACATGGCCCAATCAAACCATTGCTGCTTCTGGCGGTGGCGGTGGAACTCCTGGCGGTTCTACTACTCAAGTTCAATACAATAATGCGGGTGCATTTGGTGGCATCACAGGTGCTACGACTGACGGCACATCATTGACTCTTGTTGCTCCTATTTTGGGAACTCCTGCAAGTGGCACTGTAACTAATCTTACTGGTACAGCCTCTATCAACATCAATGGAACTGTTGGTGCTACTACACCATCTACTGGTGCGTTTACTGCTGTAACCTCTAGTGGCGTTACCAATTCTTTTGGTTCTACAACAAATTCCAATGTTGCAAATTTGTTTAGTGGAACAAAAACTGGTTACGCAATGTTGGCGGTAGATTCTTCTACGCTTTCACCCGTGGCAACAGGCGATGCGGGTATAGTATTTATTCAGCCAGCGGTTGGAAATACAATTCAAAAGGCTTCCACAGGAACTCACGCTAACTTTGCTAGTTTATATGTCCCACCTTTTTCCGTAGGCGCAGGGGCATCGACTTTAACAAACGCATCTAGCATTTATGTTCCAAGTGCGCCAAGTGGTGCAACAAATAATTATGCAATTAGCGTAGGTTCTGGAACATCAAGTTTCAATGGTCTTGTTGATATTTCTGGTGCATCTGGTGGTCAAATTAAATTCCCCGCAACTCAGAACGCATCAGCAGACGCTAATACGCTTGACGATTACGAAGAAGGTTCTTGGACTCCAAGTGTTGGTGGAACAGCAACATATAGTGCAAGAGAAGGAAACTATGTAAAAATTGGAAGATTGGTTTATATCAGATGTTCCATGACAATCAATGTAATTGGAACTGGAAGCACAACGACATTATCTGGTTTGCCATTTACTTGTTTTACTACTGCTGCTGGAACTGGTGGACACATCAGTGTTGGAATATTTTTAGATTTAGCAAGTAATTCTATATTTCTTGCTGGATATGTTGGAAGCAACACAACTGACATAATTTTTACAAATTCAACTGTCTCTGCCGCAAGCATGACAAACTCACCAGCTATATTTGGAAACTCTGCTAGAGTTGATTTCACTCTTATGTATCAAGTTTAATTAGCCTGATTGGATTATCAGGTCGGACACTAACCAAAGGAAAATCATGTCACTTACCAAAACTACAGTTGTGGATCAGATTACTGTTCAAGAGAACGGCATTGTTCTATATCGTGAAGCTACACGCATCATGGAAGACGGCAATCAACTAAGCCAAACCTACCATCGTTCAAGCCTCACACCCGCACAAGACTTAACAGGCGTTCCTGCTAATGTTGTTGCAATTTGCAATGCGGCTTGGACAGAAGCGGTTATCGAAGCATATCAACAAGCACAGTTGCAAAATGCAAATATCTAAAAGTATAAATCGTAGAGCAACGCCTGAATATATGGCGTTTGTTGACGCTCGTCGCAGATGTGAACAGCCATCACGAGTTCAATATCCGCTATATGGTGGACGAGGAATTAAGTTTTTGTTTAAAGATTTTGAAGAGTTTTATTCTGTGCTTGGTAAAAAACCAGAGAAGCACTCTTTAGACAGAATTGACAATGATGGTCACTATTGTGCAAGCAATGTGAAGTGGTCAACGCAATCTGAACAAAACAAGAATCGTAGAAGTGAAATTTTAAATAAATCTAAAGCTCTTGATTGGTTAATTCAAACTCCCGATAACCAAATAATAAAGGTACATAACATGAGTAATTTTTGCAAAGAAAATAATTTATGCAAAGAGAATTTGCATAGCACCTTACGAACTGGTTGGAAACACGCAGGATTTAAGGTTGTAAAGAAATTGGGCAAGCCCGAAGTTATTGCGGCTTATCAAGCGGCACAGGCTGCGGCTGAAGCTGCACGAACATAAAAGGAAAATATCATGGCCGTAACGAATCAGCAAATTATAGATTTCTTGCTTACTAATCCAGGCATGAGTGATGCCGATATCGTCACGGCTATGGAGACTTACGGAGTTTCTCCTGCTCAGATGGCTCAAGCTGTTGGGTTAGATGAGGGTGCAGTTGCGGCTCGTGCAGCGGCTACTATTCCTGAAGGACAAGCAAAGCTCCTTGGTGATACTTGGGTTCAGCCTAATTATCAGGTAAGTGGTTCTGGAGAAGATCGTCAAGTTGGTGGCGTTGAGAGTGTTTCAGTCTATAAAACTACTGGTGGCATCAATGATGAAGTTGCCACAGGAACTCAAATCCAGAACTACAGCCCTACTGGTGAGTTTGTAGGTACTGGTCAAACTCAAAAGGTTGACAATCTTGTTAAAGAGTTCTTGTTAGGTTCTGCTGGTTTGTTTGGCGGTGCGGCTTTAGCGGGTTTTGGTGGTACAGGTGCGGCAGCAGGTGCGGCAGGAACTGTTGGCACTACTGGCTTAACAATGGCTGAGTTGGCTCAACTTGACCTTGCTCTTGGTGGTGCTGGTGGTACTGCGGGAGCTACTTCTCTTGCTAGTGCTTTGACAACAGGTGCAGGTGTTGGTACTTTAACAAACCTAACTGGTGGTAGCGGTACTGGTGCTTTAACTGGCGGCACTGTTGCTGGGATGGGTACAGGTACAGGAATTACAACGGCTGGTGCTGGTGGTCTTGGCGGTGGAACTACTGTAGCGGGTCTAGGAACTGGAGTCGGAACGGGACTCACTACTACTGGCGCAGGTCTTGGTGTAACAGGAACTGGTGCAGGTATTACGGCAGGAACAGGTTTAACAGGTACTGGTGTTTTAACGGGTTCTGGTCTTGGCACTACTTTGCTTGGAACTGGTGCAGGTGCATTGACAGGGACGGGAGTTCTTACAGGCTCTGGACTTGGTACAACATTATTGGGAACAGGCGCAGGAACTGGCGTTACTGGTGGTGTAACTGGTTTAGGTGCAGGAACATTAGGAACTGGTGCGTTAACAACTGGTGTAGGAGCAGGGTTAGGTGCTGGTGCAGCAACAGGTCTAGGTGGTCTTACAGCGGCTCAACTCGGTGCTTTGATTTCAGGTGGACTAAATACTGGTGCAGGTCTTCTCCAACAACAAACATCTCGTGAAGCGGCTATTAGAGCGCAACAGATGATTGATGCTGAGACTGCTGCTGCTAAACAAGCGGCTCAGTTTAGACCTGTTGGCATGACTACTCGATTTGGTACTTCACAATTCCAAGTTGATCCTAGAACTGGTCAATTGACAAGCGCAGGGTACACATTAAGCCCTGAAGCTAAGAATGCTCAAGACAGATTAGTGGCTTTGGCTGAACAAGGTTTACAACAAGCAGAAGGCGCACAAGCACAGTTTGCTCCTCTTCAAACAGGCGCACAGAACTTGTTTAACTTGGGTAATCAATACTTAGCTCAATCTCCTCAAGATGTTGCTCAGAACTATCTCAATCAGCAGATGGCTTTGTTGCAACCTGGTCGTGAACTAGAGTTGGCTAATCTGCAAAACAGACTACAACAACAAGGTCGTGGTGGTTTAGCGGTTGCTCAAGGTGGTGCTTTAGGTGCTACTACCCCTGAACTACAGGCTTTGTTCAATGCTAGAGCGCAACAAGAGGCTCAATTGGCGGCTAATGCTCAACAGTATGGTCAGCAGAATGTCGCATTTGGTGCAGGATTGCTTGGTCAAGGTGCTGGCGCAATGGGTCAATACTATGGTGGTCAACAAGCGGCTTATGCGCCTTACACGACTGCTTTGGGGCAAGTTACAGGCTTGGAGCAATTAGCACAACAACCTTTGACTATGGGTGCGGCTCTTGGTCAACAAGCAGCTCAAGCGGGTGCTAATGTTGGTCAATTAGGGCTTCGTGGTGCAGAACAAAGCGTTGCTTTAGCCACAGGTAGAGCAGCAACTACTAACCCCTATTCAACATTATTAGGCGGTTTGGGTTCTGCTCCTGCATTTGGTACTGCCGCTGGCAATGCTTTATATAGCTTATTTGGTTAAGGAATCATCATGGCAGAAAATATTGTAGCGGGTCTATTTGGACTAACACCAGATATGTATGGTGAGCAACAGCGTAGAAGTGCTTTACGTGAGGGTATTGACCTTGCTCAACTAGACCCTGCGGCTCGTGGTGCAGCAATGACCTATGCGGGTGCTAGAGGTCTTGGTACTGCTATTGGCGGTGCTTTTGGAATAGAAGACCCACAACTTCAGCGCATTACACAACGTCAGCAATTGCTTGGAATGATTGACCCAAGCAATCCGGACTCATACATTCAGGCTGCTCAAATGGCATTGCAAAGTGGTGATGCAGAGGCTGCTTATGCTTTGCGTGAGCAAGGCACACAAGCCAGAATGCAAGCCATGAAGAATGAGGATTATTTGGCTCAACGTGGTCAAAGAATGCAAGCTCAAGGACTTGAAGGTATTGCTCAAAACTTAATAACACAACTGAAAAACCCAGATGGTAGTGTCAATGAAGAAGTGAAGAATAGACTGTTGTCATTCCCACAAGGACAGGCGGCAATCTCTCAGTTGGCTAAAGTTATTCCTGATCTCCGCAGGATCGGTGCAATGGGTGCTCCAGAAGACAACCCATTTAAGGTGTTTATTGACGATGCAACCATTCCAAAGACTGTTCAAACACTTGCAAAACAGTATTCAAGCAGTCTTGAAAAGGGCATTCTTGACCCTGAAAAGGTTGATGTAAAAGCTAAAGAGTTGGCTGAGATGACTCAGCGAATTAGCCAGTTTGAACAAAACCAAGCGCAGATTAAAAACAATCAAGACACACTAGCTTCATTAAGGTCTCAAGGTCTTGAGAACTCTCGTCAAAGCCTTTTGATTCAACAAGGCAATCAAGCGTTGCAAGCGCAGAACATTGCGTTCCAACAGGATATGAAAAGAGCAGAAGCAGATCGTAAAGCAGAAACTGCTAGAACTAAACCATTGCCAAGTTATCTTGCAAAAGATGAAGAAGCAGATTATGGAACTGCAACTGCTGCAACAAACTTAGCATCTGATGCCAACAACTTCATCAATAGAATCAAGTCAGGCGAGATCAAGTTTGGTTTGAAAGATAGAGCGACTATCAGAGCAAGACAATTAGTTGGATCAGAAGACCCTGATGTTCTTGCTAGGGAAGATTATGATAAGTTCTTGAAGGTATTGACCAATGAGAGTTTGCGTTTAAACAAAGGTACACAAACTGAAGGTGATGCTGTAAGGGCGGCAAAAGAACTTGAAAGTTCAGAGTCTCCTCAAGCGGCAGCAGCGGCAATGAGACGTTTGGTTGAAATCAATGTTAGACGTACTCAGAACGCTGCTGATGATGTATTGAGGCGCAGAAAGAATGCGAATTTCCCTGAACCAGAACGTGCAATTGAAGTTCCTAAATTTGATGTTCAAATTATTGACAATGCTGACTATCAAAGGTTTCTGAAGAACCCCAAGTTCCCATCAGGAACGCCATACATTGACCCCGAAGGACAAAGAAGGACAAAACGATAATGGCTGACTATAAAGATGATCCCATTGCTGAACAACCACAGGCATTCAAATCAGTCCTTGGTTCACCTGTACCTTACTCAGGTCTAGCCGAGGCTGCTAGGTCTGTTGGTCAAGGCTTGACCTTTGGAACACTTGATGAAATTGAGGCAGCACTTAGAACTGGCTCGATTAGTGGGCCAGAGTATGAGCGTCAACGGAATCTTTTGCGTGAACAACAAAAACAATTTGGTATGGATGTGCCAATTGTTAAGCCTAGTTTAGAAATTGGTGGCAGTTTAATTGCTCCACTTGGTATTGCCAAACAGGTGGCAAAACTTGCTCCTGCCACTAAAGACTTGATTACAGGCACAACCACATTAGGACAACTGCTTCGTGGTGCTGCAATCGGAACAACTACAGGTGCGGCTTCTAGTTATGGTTTTGCAGAAAAAGAAGCTGGCTCTGAGGCTGCGGTAGGTGGCATATTTGGCGGTTTGTTGGGTGGTTCTGTTCCTATTGTTGTTAAGGGTGCAGGAACTCTAATTAAGAACGTCTTGAATTCTGCGGGTATTGGCGACCAAGAAACTGCTGCATCAAAGATGTTGGCAAACTATCTTCAAAAAGACAATCTTTCTCCAACAGAAGCACAAAAAGCATTAGATGAATTGCGTAGGATTGGTGTTCCCAATCCGGTCATTGCTGACTTAGGTAAAAGCCTAAACGACTTAGCCTATAGCGCATACACTGTCCAATCTGCCGCCAAGGGTGCTACCAAAGAATTCCTAGAGAATCGTCTTATTGACCAACCTAATGACATAGTAAAAGGCTTGGTTGAAAAAGCTGGATTGGCTAAAAACGTCAATGGTTTTGAGTACCTTGAGGCATTAACTGCAAATCAGTCACGACTTGCTTCTCAAGCATATCCGGAAGCCTATAGCAAAGCCATCAATGCTGTGCCATTTAGAAAGTTCATTGACAGAGATGTCTTTACTAAAGCCTATGGAGAAGCAGTCAAAAGAGCAGATGTTTATGGTCAAAAACTGCCTGACCTTGCTTCTATTCGCAATGCTCAATCAGTTCCTACTGATGTTCTGCATCAAATCAAAATGGGTCTTGACCGGATTGTTGATGCTGAAACAGACCCACTGACCAAGAAAATGTCAGGCTATGGCGGTGATGTAGTCAAAGTCAAGAATGAGTTTAATGACCTTATAAAAGACCTAAACCCTGATTACAAGAAAGCTAACGCTGAGTTTGCTGATGCAGAGCGTATCAAAAACGCTTTCAAGATGGGTGAAGACTATCAGAAACTTAACCCCACAGAAGCCGCATCTAAGATCAAAAAACTGACCTCTGATGAGAAAGAGGCATTTCGTTTGGGCGTGATGGCTGATGTCAACGAGCGACTTGGAAACTTCAAAGGCGGTGATTTTACTAAGCAAATCTTTAAATCAGAGAATCAAAAACTGTTGTTAAGAAATGCTTTCCCAGATCAAGCCTCATACAATGAGTTTTCTCAATATGTCAAAGGCTTAAACCGCCAGGCTGAAACCAAGCAACGTGTTCTTGGTGGCTCTAGAACAGATGAAAACAAAGCGGTGCGTGAGGAGGCAAGTCTTTTGGGTTCGCTTGCTCAAGCAAGTGCTTCTGGCGATCTTGCTAGTCTTTTGAGGTCTGGTGCTACTGCTGTTCTCTCAAGAGCAAAAGGCATAAGTAGCGAGAGTTCTGAGGCTCTGCAAAAACGCTTGTTTAGTGTTGATCCAGTAGAACAGACTGCAATCCTGCAAGAATTAAACAAAAGAGCCAGAAAACCACAAACTGGATTGCTAACTGGTGCTGCTGCCGTTGGAAGTGCCACCGGAATCATTGGTGACTAATGTGAGAGACTTTGCCGAAGCATTTGTTGCGGCAGTCTGTATTGTTTGTTTTGTCATTTATTGTAGTTATATTATTGTTTGGGCATTTCCGTGATCGCCTTTCTCTTGGCGGCAACCATAGAGTACCGATGTATTAAGTGGACTTGGACTGGCGATGTTTACAATCGCAGAGTAGTCTGTCTCAAGTGGGAGAGAAAGAAGTGATCGATCCTCTAACGGCTCTAGCTGGCATACAGTCAGCTATTTCGATGGTCAAGAAGGCGGCTAATGTTGCCAATGACTTAGGCTCACTTGCGCCCATGATTGGGAAATTATTTGACGCAAAAAGTGTAGCTACCAAAGCAATGCTTCAAGCCAAGCAGTCTGGCAAAGGCTCGAACATGGGGACTGCCCTCCAGATTGAGATGGCTTTAGAACAGGCCAGAGCATTTGAGGAAGAGTTAAAGATGCTCTTCATGCAGACAGGCAAGATTGATGTTTGGCAGAAGATTAAAGCCCGTCAAGCAGAGATGGACTTGGCAGATGCTAAAGAGATAAGTGCATTAAAGAAAGCCGAGAAAGAAGCTAAAGCTAAAGAGCAAGAACAACTAGAGATTGGTTTGGCAATAGGTGGAATTTGCTTTGTTTTGTTTCTAGTCTTTGTTGGTGTCAATGAGTTGATGACATTCTGTGAGACAACAAGAAGGTGTGGTCGGTGAATGAGTATCAAAAGACCTTTGACTTATGTCTCAAAATCTTCGTTTACGGGGTAGTGGCTTTGTATTTCTTGGGTTTTCTAAAGTTCTTACCTGATGATCTGTCTGACAGAATTGTCAATCTTCTACTTGGAAAGGTTGGTCTTGGTAAATGAAGTACTTACTTGTATTTGTAGCTTTTATGCTACATGGTTGTGATGAAAAATATCGCTATTTTTGCCAAAACCCAGACAATTTCCATGCTGAACCATGTCAAAAACCTAGATGCCAATTTACTCAGACTTGCCCTGAGTACTTGGTTGCCCCAATCTTGGAGAAAAAAATCAATGATGTCCAACCAGAAACAAAAGTTAACAACTGAAGAGATTGAGGTAAGAATTTGGGGGTTTGTTGTGATTGCAGTCACACTTATCCTCATGTTTATTGTTGCTGCTTTGCTCTACTCTGTCACGTTCGTGACCCAGCCAATCAAAAGCATGGCCCCGATTGACCAAGCCTACACCAAGATGCTGAACGACATTGTTCTGTTGATCGTGGGCGGTATCGGTGGCGTTATTGGTAAACGGGCTATGTCAAGTGCCGCCAGAGCGTTTAATCCTCCAACGCAACCAATGTGTCAACCAATGGGCTATGGAGGCTCTATGGGCGGTTTTAACTCGTCCTATGCCCCTCCGCAATCTGCGTATGGTTTGCCTAGTCAACCATTCGGTGCTATGCCTGTTTGGAAGAACCCAGAGTTAGATGAATCATGGACACCTGGCCCTCCTCCAACAACCCCACCTGACCACCTAGAAGATGACCAAGAGCGTGAAGAATTGGCTCAAGCAAGAAAAGAGGCTGAATAATGTTCCCAATCCCCTTACCTTGGTTAATAGTGGGTGCTTTGGTATCTCTCTTTGGTACATACCAAGTTGGACACCACTATGGATGGCTAGAGCGTGATGGCGACATGAAGATTGCCATTGCCAAAAAGAATGACGAAGCTCGTCAGATCGAGCAAAACATGACTGAAAAACTTTCTCAACAATCTGCAAAATTACAGGAAGCCAATGATGCTATCAACAAAAAAACTACTGCTCTTGCTGTTGCCAATCGTGCTGGCAAGTTGCGCCTCTGCCCCTCAAGTAACGTACAAACCCCCACAAGTTCCCCCGTTGCCACCACAGATACAAAAGCAACCAGCGAACCTGACAGACAGGCTAATGAACCTTCTGATGCCGAAAGAGCAACAATCGATGCCATCGCAGAAATAGTTGCCCAAGGGGATAAGAATACTGTCGCTTTGAACGCTTGCGTAGACTCGTATAACCAGATGAGAGACCTGTTGAATGATAAACGCTGAACAACTTAAACAACTTCACATTGGTGCGGAGTGGGTAGATGCCCTCAATGCCACTTTTGAGCGTTTTGACATTATGAATCCACTTAGAAAGGCGGCTTTCATTGGTCAATGTGGGCATGAATGTGGGAACTTTAGGATTCTTGAAGAAAATTTGAACTATCGTGCAGAGGCTTTGCAGAAGTTATGGCCTAAAAGGTTTGATGCTGCCAAGGCACAGATGTGCGCTCGTAATCCTAAGTTGATTGCCAATACTGTTTACTCTAATCGCATGGGTAACAGGGATGAGGCTTCTGGTGATGGGTATCGCTTCCGAGGCCGAGGATGTATCCAATTGACAGGCCATGCAAACTATTACCATGCAGGTAAGGCTTTAGGGGTAGATTTTGTGATGCAACCTGAGTTGGTGGCGACTCCAATGTACGCAGCACTCACTGCGGGGTGGTTTTGGGACACCCAAAAGTTGAACCAATATGCTGATACCAAGGATTACAGAACCTTAACAAAGAAGATAAATGGCGGTTTTATAGGGCTAGAAGACCGCATAAAGCACATAGATCACGCCTTACTTGTGTTGGCTTCTTAAATTAAATTGTCATAAATACTGTATAAGGTGTTGAAATGCCTAACATTCCTACACCAGAAGATGCAAAACTTTTCGCACAAAGTGTCAGAAAGTGGCAGCAAATTCTTAGTCTGGGTGATTGGAGAATTGAAAAAGGAAGTAAACCAGCAAAGGCTGCTATGGCTTCTGTTGAGTTTAATACTTCTGCTCGATTGGCTACTTATAGACTAGGTGATTTTGGTGCTGAGAAGATCACACCAGACTCTCTGGATCAGACTGCTTTACATGAGTTGCTTCATGTGTTTCTGCACGATTTAATGACTGTGGCGCAAGACCCTAAATCATCTCAAGATGAAGTGGAAATGCAAGAGCATAGAGTCATTAACCTTT